GTTAAAACCAAATACAGGTCCGAGGACCTCACATTACGTTTTGAGTAATGTGCAAACTAAAGATAACTAAGTTATCTCCTCGTCTTTCCATATATACCCTTTTACCCAAAAGGGGTATATGGATAATTTACTTGTCTTTCTAATAATATTGTCAATAATTGCGGATGGTTTGAATCCATCTATATTATTGAATATGTTTATTTAAACATAATTATTAGAAAAGTCCGTGGCAAGTAAAGTTGAATTTATTCAACTATACGATAATGGACAATGATTAAGCCAAAATTTTAAAATCTAAAAATCATGATACATAATTTATTATATATCATAATAGTTAGGTTAACCAAGTTGGTCTTTCCTAACTGTGATTTTAAAATTATAAAAAGAGTATTTAAAACAATTTTCAATCTTCTTAAGAAGAATGGAACATTGTTCACTGTAAAATATCTAAAACAATGTAGATTGTTAATAACAAGATACATGTGTGGTAGACCTATTTACAGGAATACTTCTTTTATTGCAACCAAGGGCGGATTTCCTTCTAAATTCTACTATCTTAAATCATATATAGATTCAAGAAATGTTGAACAAATTAAATTTGCTCTTACATTAATGAATATATCTAGAACTATTCAACCCCGTAAGGGAGAGAATATTCCTATTGATTTAAGTTCTATAACATTAGGACCTAAGAAATGTTTTAAAACAGTTCCTAGTTCTTTTGTTAAGAATTTTATAGAAGAATTTAATCTTAAAATGGATAAACCAGTATTTAATACAGGAAATTTCTTTATCAACTTAAAAATGGGACCTCATGGTCCAAGTATTTTGTCTATAACTGAAACAGTTAAATGACTTAATGCTCGGCAATTGAAGTACATCCATGATTTAGTTGGAAAAGATTTCTTTGTTAAATACATTGGTCCATTTTATTCATTTATGAAACATAACGATATTCAATTACCTAGTGGTAAAGATGACAAACCTTTGAAGTTTGATCATCGTAACACAGGTAGATTGAGTATTGTTAAAGATCCTGAGTGTAAAATGAGAGTTATAGCAATTTCTGACTATTTCACTCAATTTACTCTTAAGCCTATTCATAGTAAGTTAATGGATTTATTATCCAAACTTCCATGTGATAGGACTTTTACTCAAGATCCTTTTCATAAATGAGAAGGAAATGATCCCTTCTATAGTCTTGACTTATCAAGTGCCACAGATCGGTTCCCGGTTCATTTGCAACAAAAATTAATACAATACATGATTAATGATTCATGTATTAATATTAATGAAAGTTATAAATGAGCTGAATGTTGAAAGAATTTGCTTACAGAAAGAAATTTCTCCTATGAAGGTAATGACTACAGATATTCTGTTGGTCAACCTATGGGAGCATATTCTTCCTGAGCAGCTTTTACATTATCTCACCATTTGGTAGTCCAATTCTGTGCATTTAAATGTGGATTATTCCCATTTAATAATTATATAATATTAGGCGATGATATTGTTATTAAAAACAATAAAGTTGCTTGAAATTATATAAAATTTATGAACAGATTGGGTGTCGACATCTCTATGCATAAGACACATGTATCAAAAGATACATATGAATTTGCAAAAAGATGGATACGACAATTACCTGATGGTAGGTTTAAGGAATTATCC